CTTGGCTACAGCTAGTTCTCCAGCCTCAATGGCTTTTGCCAAAACTCCAGAAGGACAGGCGGAAGAAACAATAATTCCTTCTTTATACTTTTCTAGAACTTCATAATCAATTCTAGGCTTCTTGAAAAAACCCTCTGTCCAGGCAATTTCATTTAGCTTGTTAAGGTTTTCTAAACCCTTTTTGTTCTTGGCAAGAAGGATAATATGATTGTAAACTAAGTCTAGTGGACCAGTTCTCTCGTCTTTGTCACGGTGGTCAAAACGATCCTCAGTGATATATCCTTCTATGCCAAGTATTGGCTTAATGCCTTTTTCTTTTGCAGCACGATACATTTCTCTGTGACCAGATAGTGAACCGTGATCCGTGATTGCCAAAGCAGGCATCCCTAATTCTAGGGCACGATCTACATACTCTTGTGGTGTGGCAATGCCATCAAAAAGAGAGTAGTGCGTGTGAACGTGTAAGCCAACGTAGCCCATATGCTTTACCTACTACCAATCAATGTTGGTAGAAGATGTTGCTGATGGTGTGTCGAAGCCTAGATAAAAAGCCTCCTGCTCTGCATAAGGAATGTTACGCAAAGCTAGTTCTAGAGGGAAAGGCTCAACGCCGTTCCAGTTGTATGGCTCTGTATCTGGACCAGATGGAATTAGAGTGTAGGTGGTCTCAGTGCTCTGACCACTACGCTTTAGTTTCCAGCTAAGGTTTGAGATGCTTCCTGTCTCTAGGGCAAACTCACGAATTGTGTTGAATGCAGACTGCTTGCTGATTCCCATTGACCAAATAGCCACATAAGGATCTTCGATTCCGTCATCAACTAGCACGTTGCAGTAAAAGCGAAGACGTGCCTTCCATCCTGCCTTTGGATCTTTTCTGTGCATCTCCTCTGCCCAGTCACGACCCTCAGTGTCCATGGTGTCTACAGCCTTACGCTTGTAGTCCTTTGGATTAGTGTGTTCTTTAACTACGATTGCAAGACCACGCTTTGCATCATAGCTTGGCGAGTCTTCGTCTAGCTCTTCAATAAAACGAATCTTTACTGATTGTCCGTCAGCTAGCTTTAGCCAACGAACCTTGCTTCCTGTTCCTTCATACTTCGGCTTGTCAAGCAGGGCATTGATGTCTTTTAGTCCCTTGGTTACGCTCATTTTTTCTCCTATTTTTCTTTTGTTGTTTTTTATTTTAGCATATTAGCTATGGCGTTGTCAAATTTAAACTCTAAGTTCTTGATGTCTTCATCTGACATATCGCCAATATCTTTATATTTATTATTTAGTTGTATAACAGAAACACGAGATCCAAGTTTTTCTAATAACCTGTTCTTCATGTTTCCACCTGCCTCATCATTATCAGCAATAACAAGAATGTCATTGAAATATTTTTGAAGAAGTTCTATTTGCATTCCAGACACATTAGCCCCCAAAGTTGCTACTGCTGGAAAACCTACTTGGTCCAATCTTATTGCATCGAAAGAAGATTCTACCACATAAACCTTGTCTGCTGTTTTAACACGGCTAAGGTTAAACAGGGTTTTGCTTTTTGGTAGGCCTGGAGTATTTTTAAACTCTTTACCTTCTACAGATCTACCAACAAAGCCCAACAACATTCCGTCTGGAGAGTGCACTGGAACAGTTACCATGTCCTGCTTTTCTGAAAAACCTAGATGAAACTTTGTCATAGACTCTTGAGTAATTTTTCTTCCAGAGAAATAGCTTGTTGCTCTTGGAGAGTCAAGTGCTTGCTGGTGCAGCCTCTTAATTTGCAGCTCATCATATGGTACGTAGTCTGGCTTTGTGTGAAGCTGCCTAACAATTTCCTGCTCGATATTCGTCTCTTGCTCTTTGCTTTTAATAAAACGAACTGACTCAAAATAGGTTCTGCCAGATGTAAACATTACGAATTCTGTAAGGTCTGAAATTTTGTGGCAAGAAAAGCAGTAAAACATTCCAGTCTTTTTATCTATTTCGCCAGCTGGACTTCTAGAGTTGTTGTGGAAAGGACAGAAAATAATAAAGTCGGAGTCTACTTCAGACTCAACGTCTATGCCTGTTCCTGTGAGAATTCTTTTAATTTGCTCTTTTGAATAGAGATTATTTTTGTCCCGTCTAGTCCTATTATCCACTCTGTTTTTTTCTTTCCTATATATATTCCGTATATCGATAATTTAAATTCAAATATTTCTGCATGTTCATTATACAGCATTGTGAAGTCTGGGTCAATATCAAATCTTGGTACATACCCCGCAACTTTCATTTCAGAGACCAAAAGCCTGATATATTCAAGTTTTAGCCTTGGAATAGCTGAGTCATCGTAGATGTTACCATCTAGAGAAAACTGCTTAATCGGTTTATGGTGTAAATTGTCCATATCCCATTATAACTACTTATCTTCATAATCCTTGTACTTGTACCAACCTCTATCAAAGTCGGCTTGAACTAAAAAGTCTCCCATAAATCCATTACGGTTTTTTCTAAACACACATTCAAGAATGTCTGAATTGGTTGCACGACCCATGGCTAGCACCCAGTCAGCATCATAGGCAATTTGTCTAGACCAAGCTGTCTGACCTAGTGTAGGTACTGTATCTAATTTTGTGACATCGTCTGGTGTGGCTGATGAGATTGCCATGATTGGAACCTCTTCTCCAATAGCCATAAGCTTTAGCTCACGAGAAAGATTTTTCATACGTACCGTCTCATTGTCTGACTTTTGATTTGGCGACATAAGCTGTAGGTAGTCTACAATAACAAAGTCTGGCTTATACTGGTCAATCTTTCCACGAAGAACAGATGGGGTAATATCTCCGCCAGTGTCATTAGAAATAATATGGAACTCTGGCCTACCCTCAACATTTGCCTTGTGCCAACGCTTTAGGTCTTCAATCTCAATTTCACCATTACTGATCTTGCGGTGAGACCAAAGTCCTTCGCCCATAATTGTAAATACACGATTACGAACCTCTGTTTCTGACATCTCAAGGCTGATGACCATTGGAGCTTTGCCCTGCTTCCATGCCTGCACTGCAAAGTAAAGAGATAGCCAAGACTTTCCAATACCTGGATAAGCTAGAAAGACTCCAAGCTGTCCTGGCATAATTCCAGCAGGCAGGTAGTTGTCAAAACCTGGTAGTCCCGTTTTAATTCCAGCAGCTCCCAAAGCCTTTTGCTTCTGAACGTTTTCAAAATATGCAACCGCTGAGTCAATATCTGTTACGTCAATGTCTCTAATTACTGCAGTATTCTTCTTTAGCTCTGAGGTTTTCGTGATAATATTTTCTAGTGCTTCTGACCCCTTGCCTCCCTGAACGTCCGCAGCAGTTGATACAAGAATATCCTTTAGGCTGTCATTAAGGTATTCTGCCTGTAGCTCTTCTAGGTGGTGCTTAGTCGCACCAACATTTTCGACAATTGAAAAATCTCTGAACTTTTCTACAACAAGACTGGTAGGAGGAACAGTTCCATTTGCCTCAGAGTACTTCCGAATAAACTGCCAAACGTCGTTGTGCGTACGTAAAATATTCTCTACGTTAGCCTGCAACAAAACATGAACCTGTTTGTCGCCTAAGACGGCAGATATTAATTTTGCTTCTGTGTTATTCACTTAGCCACTCTTTTGCTTTCTTTCGTCTCTCTGATCGCTCTCTTAGATCCTGAACAAGTCGTTCTCTAGAAGCTATAATTGTATCTGCATAATTTGCAAAATATTTCCAGCTTGGGCTGGGGCTTACATCGAAATAGTATTGTAGCATATCGTAGCAAATGTCCAAACCAAACGATTCAATCAGGGCATCCGAAGCCCACTGCTCAACATTTAAATTTAATAATGGCTTTTCTTGATACTTTATCTTATGAAGCTTACTGTATCTACTTAGCAAAGCCATACGGTCTTTGCGGTCTGCCATTATCTACTTTCGATTTCGGCAGAAGCCTCTTTAACCTTTTCTGCCAGCTTGTTCTCAACAAACTCATAGACACGCTCAAATGCGTCGTTTGTAGTTTCAGCATCACGCTTGCTGTCAGAGACCTCTAGGTCGATCCTTAGCGACTGGAAGTTGCCAAGATTTAATGTATATCCTAGTGCTACTTTTACTTTAGTGCTTTCGTTTTCCATACCCGTATCTTTCTGTTAAATAGACTCAGACCAAACTGGAATGAATCGGCCATCTTCTGTTTTAGTATAAGTTAGTATACCATCTCCCATACGTCTTGTCAACTCTTGACGTGATGGAGTTATATCGTTTGTTATTAGCTTATCTAATCTTGGTCTACCCATATGGTAGGTAGCAAGTATATCACGAATCTCTCTTACCTGCGATTCAGAGTAGTAGGACCTGACCTGCCAACCCGTATCCCCACCTTTTTGAGAGCCTGTGGGAAAGGGGATTACCCCCCTTTTCATTAAGCTAGGCATGTACTTTTTGTGACGATTAACTAAAGAAGCCGTTTCCCCAACCGTATAGGCTCTTTCTCGATTCTTTTTAAAGTCAGAAATTAGGCAGCTTTCTATCTGATCTTTAATGATATTATAAACAGACATAATTCCGTTTGATTTATTTAAATGATGAACTCTTACTAAGTCTCCATTTAAGAACCAAACTTTTTTGTTCCCCGAAATTGCTGGAGCAGAGTTATACTCTGACATGTGCATGGGTCCATGCTTCTTTGCCATTTTTAGTCTGGTATGCCTACAGCAATAATGTGCACCTTTAGAGCCAAAGATCCTCCAGTATTAAACCTTACGATGCCATTAACTGATGAGTTGGTAACATTTTGAATAACAACAGAAACATCTTGGCCAGAAGAAGTTCCCTCAATTAGTACTGGGGTCACTGTTACAATTGGTGGATACTTGTATTCGCCTTTAAATGAATAAGAAAAAGATTGTGTACTTTCTGCAGTTACGTTAGTTAAAGTTGGATAGATAATTTTTTCTCCAGCGACTACCTTTGTATCTGTTAGTAAGGTACTCTCATTTCCATTAGCTGTATCTATAGATGCATACTTGTATCTTGCTGAAGATATTTGAGAAGCAAGATCATTAATCGCTTCTACAATTTGGTAAACATAAGAAACATCAAGTGGTTGGCCCCTGTCTGGGGTAGGTATTTTAGCCATGATTAGATTATACCATACTGCGATCTATAGTTCAACATGAGTTGGTGACTGATATATTTTTAGCATATTAGGTGCTTCTGTGCTGTGTGCGACCTTTTCTATGCCTTCTAGCTGTACTAAAGCCTCAACTGATTGTGCCCCAGAAACTGCCAAAAGAGAGTACGTTTGAGCAGATGAGGTCGCTTGATATAAAAATCCACGAGTTACAGAGCCATTGGCTCCGCTATATGCCACATTTGTAGCAGTCTTTTTATATTTAATAGTTTTTGTTAAAGGAGCAACTTCAGTAACTTTATGTATTCCGTTAAAGGTGTTGTCTATTCCAGAGACTTCTATAGTATCTCCTACTGCGATATTGCTAAGCTCTTTTGTCACAATGCTTGCAACATCATTTGTTAGGGATTTATGCTCTATATCAAAATTAAACTTAACGAAAACATCATAGGATGGTTTTAGTGTTGCCTCTCCCCAGGCAATTGTTATTAAATTTTGATTTACTAAGAGGTTGCCAGAAACATCATTTATGAAGTTTGAAACGTCGACCTTGTATACTGGAGACCAGTGAGAGGTTCTATTCTTATCTTCTGAAGCAATCCTATACCTTAGCAAGTATTCTCCGTCAGTAGATAGCGGTGGAAGATCTTGCTTTTCAACAATTGCCTGCTTAACTGACATTGTCTGTTCCTAAGTCAACATCTAATGCAAAACGAAACTCTACTAGGTTTGCAGTGTTTGCAATCTTAACAATTGGAAGTGCATCCTGTGATCTTACAACAGAATATCCAGTAAGACCATAAAGAGGGTTGATAGAAGTAACATTCTCTAATCTCAAAGCATCTAAAGCAACATAGTAGTTGTCGGTTGGGTCGCCGCCAGAGTCCAAGACAGATGCCCATATTTTTACAACATTTACGGAATTCCAGGTAAAGGATGGGCTTTTAACTAAATCTTTTAAGGCTTTTGTCTGAACGACATACCTATTGTTTTCAAAATCATGCTGTCCAGCCCCTGTTCCGTTTACCAAGTCTATCTGGAATTGAGCGTAGTTGGTAGCAGTGTCGCTGTCAGAGGACGCAAACTCAATTAAAACCTTTACTCTGCTTGGCTCTAGTGAATCGTAGGCATCTTTATTCACTACAGAAAATGCAAATCGCAACTCATCAGATGCAGCATTTTTATTAAAGTCAAGGTTTGCCCCTGTTAAGTGTATGTGATTAGACCCAGAGGCGGCGACCATCTTTCCGTTGACAACGCTAAGCTCCGACTCGCCTCCAGCTATCAAAATTATATTGTTTAGGTAACGGCAGGACTCGTATCTTGCAATTCTAGACTCTTCTAGCAAAGTCTTGTTATCTGCATTAGTTTGAAACACTGGAGAAGGCTGAATGATTTCATCTGGTTCTTCTTCTGTTCCAAGTGGCTGAATAACCGTAGGGATTGTAATCGCTGAAGCTGCGGTGTGATATTCCCAGTTTTCTGTTCTTGTAAAAGAGTACACAGGCTTGCTGTCATAAGCCCCAGCAGTAGGATTTGAGCCTGAAGAGTATATTCCAATCTCAGTAATTTCATATCTCTCTACCGTTGGCAGCTCTGCAGTTAGAACAATCTTAGATACCCCG